GCCAACGGTCAAATAGTTTTCTCTCATAGAATTCGTTTGTGCAAATCCAAGTCAATTGTATTCCGTCATCATATTGTGCTTTGTATGGAACTTTGAAACTTGGACCATAAATTTCAACATCATTGGTGTTTAATGTCTTTCCTGGCAATGACGCACTTTCACATTGAAGTGCTAGATATCTAGAAATAGATGAATTGTAAGAACGGGTTTGTTCTCCGCCAAGTACTCTTGCGGTAACATCAGAGAAAATTGAGTTTGGCAGATTTAAGATTTGCTCAAGCAAACCATTCTCAACAAACTTGTTAATGTATTGTGGTATTGGTAATATAACTTGGAAACGACTTGGACGGGCTAAGCCTTCTTTAGCTTTTATGTTAGCTAAAAATAATTGGGGTAAAAATGACATTAGAATTTTTTCCTAGAATCGGCCCAGACTTTGTTCTTTGTTGCCTTTTCAAATTGTTCAACCGGCAATAGGGCGGCAATGTCCCATTCATCAGCTGGAATTTCAACAAATCTAGATTGCACATGAGAACCTAGATATCGCTTAATGCAAGGTGTCGCCTCATACGCTTTTGAGAATGCAGCCAGCATTTGATAATTTAATCTTAGCTTGGTTTGTGCATCAAAGCGATTATCGGTGGCATGTTCGCTCAATTTATCCAAAAGAATGATACGTTGCTTTGGGTGAATGTAATGTAAATTCAGCCCTAGAAAACCGTCTGGGTATAGTTGTATTGGTAAAACCAATGGGAACTTGTCGTAATATGGCAACTTATCCTTCGTTTTCGGATCATAATAAAAATAGTACATGTGACCAATAAAATGTGAGATTGTCTGTCTCTCACGGTCTTGCATTAATTTCTGAGGCGTTGGTTTTAAATCACCAACTTTGGAACGCAACCAATCACGGGCTTGTCTACTACGAGCCGTATAACCAGTCTTTTGCAACTGCTGATTGATTCTGTCCATTAAGTAAGCCATAAATGTATTTATTACGGTTTAAATGCCTAAATCTTTTTCCGTAACTATTTTAAATTGCCAGCCGTGGGCATGACAGAATTCATCGGCTGCTTTCCACTTCATTTGATTGACAACATATGTAATGGATTCTCTTAGAAAATTCTTTGTCTTACGCTTTTGTGTTGGTTTTTTGGTCTGTGCTTCTGGTTTTACCTCAACTACATAAGTCATAATGGTATCATCTTTTCTTTTGACTTTGATGATGAAATCTGGAAAGTAACGATGCATTCGTTTGTCAACTGGACTGTAGTAAGGAATAGCCAATTCTTCCGATGACCACCAGATGATGTTCGGATTATCGTCAAACCACTTCATACAACGCAATTCCCAGGATGACCTATAGATTATGTTATCTGGATTGCCGTTATATTTTTTCGGGTTTTGTGGGGTAAACTTACCTTTGTAAGAATTAGTTCCATAAGACATATAAATATGTAGTAAAACTTCAGGATCAACATGGCACTTTTCACCTTATCCGACATAACTTATAAAGAGCAAGCCGCTAGAACAATCGGACCTTTGCCTAGAGAAGCATTTGGCCAAAATATATTGAGATATCCTATTGATATTGGATCGGTAGACAAAGGGCATTATATGGTTATTCATATCAATGTTCAGGATAAAACTGAGTATCCAGCAAATTTTGCTAGTGATCCTCGTTCAAATATACAACGCAATAGAGAAGGTCTTTTTGGTCAAACAAATTCAACGAATGCTGGTGGTACACTTAATTCTGTTGTTGGTGCAGTAAAAACAATTGGAGAAGAAGCCGGCAAACTCGCACAAGATGTGGCGGGTGGTGAAGTGGGCAAGAAACTAGTTAATGTTGTTACGACTGCTGCCAACGAAACATTGACTTTCGTACAAAAAGGTCTTTCTTCATTTGGTGTTAATGTTTCGGATGGAGTTAACATTCTTAAAGGTGCAACTCAAGGCGCTGGCGAAAGTTTGGGCTCTCTAAATGCGGTTAATTTTTTGAGAACAACAAAAAGAACTACCGATAGTATCGCATTGTATATGCCGAATACTTTAAATTTTACTCACACACAAGGATATTCTGATTTAGATTTAGGTTCAGAAACGGCAGCTTTGTTAGGAGCTGTTGGAAAAGTTGGCTTAGAGGGCGGTGTAGATCCAACACAGAAAGGAAGAAATTTATCTCCCTTTGTTCTGCAAAAACTTGCATCAGGACTTTTAGCTAATAGATTAATAGATTCACCAAAAGCGGCTACAGCCGCATTTGTTGGTGCTACAGGACTAACGCAAAATCCACAATTAGAATTAATTTATACAACTCCAAGTTTTAGAGATTTTAGATTTTCTTTTATGTTTTATCCAAGAAGCGAGCAAGAAGCACTTGAGATACAAAAATTAATTAAACGATTAAAATTTCATCAAGCACCAGAAGTTAAAACGGGAACTGCTGGATTTTTTTTAGTTCCTCCTTCAGAATTTGATATTGAATTCTACTATAATGGTCAAATCAATCCAAATATACCAACAATTTCAACTTGCGTTTTAATGTCAATAGATATGGATTATGCACCAAATGGATTTCATACTTTTGAAACACCAGGCGATAACTCTCCGCAACTGGGCGCAACTGGTATGCCAACTGCAATTAGAATGGATTTAACATTCAAAGAAACCGAAATTATGACAAAATTTAATTTTCAAGACGAAGCTGGCTTAATCACAAAACAAAGACAATTTGAAAAAGATAGATCCTTCTAAATGGCAAAATACTTTAGATACTTTCCAAAAACCGTCTATAATTTAGAGGGTTCAAATTCTCTTGACACAGTTACAAATTTAACTGCTAGTTTTTCGTTTGATGAAAGTCTCACGGAAAATTCTATCGCATACTATCAGTACACCGTGCCCGATGGTGAAACACCAGAAATTGTAGCCAATAAATTTTATGGTGGACCAGAAAAACACTGGATCATTTTGAAGATGAATAACATCTTTGATGTTAAGACAGATTGGCCAATTGAGCAAAGAATTTTGAATGAAGTTATCAGGTCAAAGTATGCCGACAGTTGGATAACAGAGACTTTTGAAATGACGGATGAAGAAGGTAATCTTTTTGTTACTGAATCAATTTCTACGATTACATCATTGAATGTTGTTAACGATGGTTCAGGATATGCTAACGGAAACATTATTCAAGTTCAAGGCGGAACAGTATTTGGTGCCAAAGCAAATGCAACAGTAACTACCGATGGAACAGGTAATGTTATTTCATTGAGTATCGCTACAGCAAATGTTGGTTCTTATCTAATTCTACCATCCGGCACAGTTGCTACATCAAATATCACTGGAGCAGGCACAGGATTGACAGTTTCTGTCAGCGCATCGGTAACTAATGATGAGCAATTAATTTTTGAAACTGGCAGAGAAAGAGATGGATTAGAATGGGCCATACTCAACAATCATTCTTTCTATAAAATTGAGACAAGATTATTTCCCGTTACTGGAGAAAAAACGGTAGACAAGATACAAATAACAGAAGAAGACTACAATAATCTTGTGGAAGAAAGTGCAAACTATACTTTATCGGATGGAAACACTCTAACTGTATCAATCACAAAAACTAGAATGTCTTTCTACGATTATGAAGTTGAGCAAAATGACGCTAAAAGAGATATAAAAATTCTTAAGAGTGAATATGTTGCTGTAGTGGATCAAGAATTTGTTGGGGTAATTAGTAATGTCTGATGTAAGCATTTTACAATCAACACAATATACTGTTAAAAAAGATGGTCTATCATTAGTAACCAAAATTGGTATTATTGATTTGACAGGCATGTTTGAAGAATTGAATATCTTTGATAGTATTTTTAATCCATGCATGACTGGATCTATTTTAATAAGAGATGCAAAAGGACTGTCAAACAAATTATCTTTTGATGGATCAGAAATTCTTTTGATTGAAATGGGAAAAACTGAAAATCAAGCAATAATTAAAAAATCATTTAGAGTTTATAAACAAAGTTCCAGAACAACGGTAAATATAAGTACTGAACTTTATGTTCTTCATTTTGTTTCGGACGAATTCATTTTATCTCAACAAAAGAAAATATCAAAATCATACCGTGATACTTATGATAATATTGTTCGTGATATCTTAAAAAATTATTTGTCCGTAAATTCTAAGGGAATTGGTCTTATTGAGACCACAAAAGGAGTAAGAACTGTTGTTTTGCCCAGTAAAACTCCTTTTGAATGTTTAGATTGGTGTTCAAAAAAAGCAGTTAACGATGATTTATCACCAACATTTTTATTCTTTGAAAACAAGGTAGGATATAACTTTATAACTATCTCAAATATGTTAGGACAAAAAGCAATACATGATATAAATTATCAGCCAAAAAATTTAGCATTGCAGGATTCTGAAAAAAATGAAATGATGGGCGCTAGATATCTTGAAGTTGTTTCTCAATTTGATTTGAATAAAAATATCAAGCATGGAGTTTATGCTGGAACTTTTATTGGATTTGATATTATGTCCAGAAAGGTTGCAATAAGAAATGTAAACTTTGATGACGTTTATTCAACCGGCAAACATGCAAACAAAACCCCAAATATTGGTGTTGTTAAAAATAAAGATGGTGTTAAAAATACGGAGATGTTTGATTCAAGGAAAGTTTTTTTCCCAACAGGAATTTTTAAAGCAAAGAATGAGTATGTAAAAGAAAATGATGCGAATTCTATTGATGCGGATGATGATACATATAACTATGTGATACAAAGAGAATCTGCTATGCGTAATTTGATGAATCAAAGATTAAAAATTGTTATGCCAGGAAACTTTGATTTGATTTCTGGCACAAACGTGAACATAACAGTTCCAACGACTAGTGAGCAATCTTCAGAAAAAAATCAAGATAACATGGATAAATCAAAAAGTGGTAAATATTTGATTGTGGCCGCAAGACAGATGATTACTTATGACAAACATGAAACCATTCTGGAAGTGGCCACAGATTCTTCAAATCGGGATAGAGTTTATTTGAGTACACAGCAACAAAATGATTTGGCGGATTTTTATGGATAATAATTTTTCTGGAAAAAATGGTTTCATTTGGTGGGTAGGCATAGTTGAAAACAGACTAGATCCATTGGCAATGGGAAGGTGTCAAGTTAGAATATTAGGTTGGCATAATACAGATAAAGCGCAACTTCCAACTGAAGGCTTGCCTTGGGCGCATCCAATGTATGCTATTAACACTTCAAGAATATTTTCTTCTCCTAAATTAAATGATTGGATTGTTGGATTTTTCTTAGATGGTGAAACTGCACAACAACCAGTGATGATTGGATTCTTGCCGGGAATGATATCAAAATGAGTCAAAGTTTAATTGATTTACATATTTTGACAGCGAAGGCAGCCATATCGCATGAGAAATATATTGCGGGAATAATTACAACCGAAGAATTCTTAAAAGAAATAGAGTCTATAGATTGTCATTGTCATACTGATATTAAACTAGAAGATGCCCATTCGGAACTTGATTGTTGCTACAGAGACATGTTGGATGGAATTCTGCGACTATATCACCAAGAGAATAAAAAATGAGCGCACAAACATTTAAACCAATCTTAGCAACCACTGTTGAAGAAGCATCGCTATCCGATTACACATTACTGTATAACACAGGAGATTTTGGGGAAGAAGGCACACCAACAACATCAATTTGGGCTATGGGAAAAATTGCAGGAACAAGCATTGATGTAACAAATAATAAGTTGGTGCATAGTTGTGATTTTGCAAATGATTTGAAGAAAAATATTGGACTAAAGAAATTCTTAAAAGGAATTGCAAAATGGATTAGAGAAGGAATTAGATCCATTATGAGATTGCTAGGGTTTAGTGATCCATCTGGTTCTTTTTCATCAGTTATCAATATGCTAAAGTCTATAGCCGAGTATATTAATTATATCAATCAAGAATACATTCAACCAATTATAGAATTTGAAAAATATGTTCTTGCTGTATTAGTTAAGATCCGAGCACTCATTCAATGGATTCTTAGTTTGCCAAAAAAATATTTAGAAATGTTGAGAGACTGTCTAAATAAATTGTTATCGGCTTTAGGAAGTATTTTTAGTGAAGTATGGACTGAATCTGCACCAACTAGTCCAACATGGACAGTAGGAACACAAGAATTTGAGGATGGGTCTTCTATACAAACATTTGAAGATGGTTCCCAATTAATTACCGATACAAATGGAAATGTATCTTCAATTGATGCGCCAGAAGATACATATATTTCTCCATCTGATACCGGAAAAAGTTATACAGAATTGGCAGGAGCAATAAAAGACGTTGCAACAGCAACTAAAGACGCTCTAACCGCATCTGCTACTGTTGCGGGTTTAGCTGTAGGAATTGCAGTTTCATCAACAGTTGGTTTATTTGTACCAACCACTCAAGATGAAGTTACCAAAGCTAATGCGACAATCACTTCATACACTGGCTCCGTGCCTGCAGGATTACAAGTTCCAACTGCACCAAGCCAAAAATCAAAAACTCCTTAAAAAATTATGGCAACAAATAGCGACTATACTAAATCATATGAACAGGTGGTTGGTGCATTCAGTTCCAATCCATCAAATAATTTATTTCAAGAACCGCCATCTCCAGCCTCGGTTGACAATCCACCATTATATCCATACAATCAAACGTGGGATAGTGAGGGAGCACATTCAATTCAATTAGATGATACTCCAGGAAGAGAACGGGTACGCATACAACACGGAAAATCTAGAAACTTTATTGAAATGCATCCAGATGGAAATCAAGTTATAAAAGTTTTTGGTGAAGGCTTTGATATTACAATCGGAAAGAAAAACATTTATGTTAGCGGTGCATGTAACATCGTTGTTAAAGGCGATTGTAATATGCAAGTGGATGGTGATTTAAATCAGGAAGTTGGTGGAGATTACAATCTTGCAGTAAAAGGAAAAATGAATGTCCTGAGTGCTGGAAATCTTTCAATTTCTGGTAATAAAAATGTTAGCGTTAGTGCAAGTGAAAAATTTGGTGGTTCTTTGAGTTTGTCATCAGCGCAAAGTTTGAATTTAGGATCAGATTTATTCATTCATGGTTCAATTACATGCGACACGCTTACTGCGGAATCAAGAGTGAATGCAAAAATGGGTGTTTTTGCTGGTCCATATGGATTCACATCTTCTCTTGGTGGGTTATCATTGGGCTTGCCCACTCCATTAACTCCAGTTGCGACTCCAGGATCTATTACTACAGTTGGACCAATTACATCATTAGTGTCTGTAAATGCTCCAATAGGAAATTTCTTTGTCGGTAATATTGGATATGCAAGTATTGGTATTTCATCAGCAGTTTTCATGTTTGACACAATCAATTCTTTGATTTATAATACACACAGTCATCCAAAAGCTGGACCCGTAATAGGTAAATTTTTAAGTGCTTGATAAGGAAAAATACTATGGCTAAATTATTTCAAAAATTAGGATACAATTACATAGACACTAGAGGTGATATACCAGATTTATCCGTGGATGCAAAAGAACATTTGAATAGTGTTCCGACTATAATTACTGATTGGCAATCGGAGGATATTGCGAATAGTTCTGTTAGTGGTTACTTTAAAAATCCAACTTCGGTTTCAGTAGCTAACATTTTAAATTCTGCAAATACATTACGGGATACAATACTTACAATTACAAGTTATACAAATTTGGGTGTACAAGATAAATTAAACATGGTAGTTGACATTGTTTCAATAAATGTATCTTCAAATTTATACACCAATTCTGCCAATTTTGTGGCACACACAAATAGAATTTCTGGTGTTACAAGTTTTCAAACGGATGCAACAAATAATCCAGATGCCGCTCAAGCAAAACCGTATTATGATAATGCGATGGCTGTAGCAAAAGGACTAATGTATATCATTTATCAAACCGATGGAATTCAAAATACTGCTCCAATTTTTGGCAGTTTCACTAGCGTTTTTATTGATCCAGAATTGTCTCAAGCAAACACAAACATCATTGCAAATACGGTAATACTATCAACTAGCATTTCTGGCGGAGGATCTTGCAGTTTGACATTACCACAAGCTAATACAATTTATAATAATTTAGCAAATGTTATAAGTCTCATGGACACAAGAAAATTGCATGATGAAAATTTTTATACCAACAGTAAAACATTGATGGATGATTTTGCAAAAGTTCGGCAATTTTCTTCAATGGGTCAGTCTCAGACGGCTTTAATAGAAAATTATATAGGAACAGATAAACTTATTACAAGAATTAGCTGATAAATAGAACATGGCAACAGTAGTAAGCGCAACAACCAGAAAATACAAAGACTTGGACTTGTCTTTCACAGCCCATCCTATAAAGAAGGATGTGAATAAGCACGTTGACGAGATGGCGGTAATCAATTCGGTTAAGAATTTGATTTCCACTTCTCGGTACGAAAGACCTTTCCAGCCTCAGTTGGGCTCCGGTGTACGCAACTTGCTATTTGAAAACATGGATTCCATAACATCTTCCGCCTTGAAGCGTGAGATTGTTCAAACGCTAGAAAATTATGAGCCAAGAGTTATCGTAAAAAGCGTTGCTGTTTCGCCAAATTATGAAGGCAATTCTTACAGTATCGGTATGACATTTTTGATAGTCAATAGAACAGACCCAATAACAATAAACTTCTTCTTACAACGAGACAGATAAGATGGCGGACCGTTTAAATGTAACCGAATTAGATTTTGATTCTATCAAAACTAATCTTAGAAATTTTCTAAGACAACAAACTGAATTTCAAGACTATGATTTTGAAGGTTCTGGCTTAAGTGTTCTATTGGACATTCTAGCATACAATACTCACTACAATGCATATTACTTGAATATGATTGCCAATGAAGCATTCTTGGATAGTGCTTCTCTTAGAAATTCTGTTGTTTCACATGCAAAACGAGTTGGATATACACCACGTTCAGCTAGAGCACCGAGAGCAATTGTTAATGTAACTATTCAAACAACAAATTCTACTCCAGGTTCATTAACTCTGCCTAGAGGTTATGCATTTTCGTCTTCACAATTAGATGGTGTATCATACAAGTTTGTTACCGTAGAATCTACAACAGTTTCCAAAACAGCAAACAATTTTGTTTTCACAAACGTGCCAATCTATCAGGGACAACTAGTTTCATACTCTTACAACAATAGTTTATTTTCTAATCCAAAACAACTGTTTACAATACCAGATGCGAACATTGATACGACAACTTTGAGAGTTTCGGTGAAACAGTCTGCTTCAAATACAGAAACTGTGGTCTATGATTTATCTACGAATGCACTTACTGTAAATTCAACATCCGAAGTTTATTACCTACAAGAAGGTAAAAACGGACAATACGAAGTTTACTTTGGTGATGACACTTTAGGTAAAAAGATACCGGATGGTGGTGTAATCACCCTAGAATATTTGATTACCAGTGCAGATGCATCAAACAAAGCAAATAGTTTTGTTTCTTCCGCAACAGTTGGTGGATTTAGTTTAATTTCTGTAAATTCAATTTCTGCGGCTGCTGGTGGTGTCACCAGAGAATCAGTAGATTCAATTAAATTTGCCGCACCTCTTGCTCTACTATCACAGAATCGTGCTGTGACTAAGAATGATTACATCAAGTTAATTCAACAAAACTATCCTGCTTTTGAAGCTGTCAATGTATGGGGTGGAGAAGAAAATGATCCACCAGTATTTGGTAAAGTTTTCGTTTCAGCAAAACCAAAATTGGGTTTTGAGGTTTCAGATACGGAAAAAGATTTTGTGAAAAATACAATATTGAAGCCAATCAGTATGTTGACAATTACACCAGAGATTGTTGATATTGACTACAATTATCTAAAAGTTGAAGCAAACGTTTTCTATGATAAATCAAAATTGTCATTAAACGATTCTGAATTAAAAAGCGCAATAGTAACTTTAATTAAAAATTATACTTCTACGAATTTGAATCAATTCAATACCTATTTTAGATTTTCTGGTCTTGAAACCGCAATTGATAATTTTGATAGGTCAATTATTTCTAATGAAGTGAGTTTGTTTGTTGCTAAAAAATTCAGACCCGATTTAATTAATGCTGATACATATATTCTCGATTTTGGTTTTGAATTGGCTAGAGGAACAACAAACGATAACTTCTACTCAACACCCGATTTCACAATGACCGATGAGATTGGTGTTTCTCGCCAATGTTTTTTTGAAGAAGTTCCATCATCTTTTTCTGGATTAGAATCTGTGACTGTAAGTAATCCAGGGTTTAACTACACATCAACTCCAAAGGTCACAATTGTTGGAGACGGAGAAGGTGCAATAGCAGTCGCTGAAATAGTGAATGGAAAATTGAACAAAATTACTGTCACAAATCCAGGCATCGGATACACCACAGCAGCCGTCCAAATCACTGGCGGTGGTGGATCTTTGGGTGCTGGATTGGCTGTGCTTGAAGGTCGTTATGGACAAATCAGAATTTCATACTTCAAGCCGGATGAAATCAGTAGTCAAAGTACCAAAGTTATTTTGAACAAAAATAAAAACAATGGTGTAACTGGTGTTATTGATTATACATTGGGTAAAATAACAATCAGTAATTTTAATCCAACAGCAGTTAACAATGACTTCGGCGATATCATGGTTCACATTAAGCCAAAGATTAGTATCATTCAATCTAAATTAAATAAAATGCTTGTTCTGGATGCAGATGATCCTACTAGCGTTGTTGTTAAAACTAATACAATTTAATGGAAAACGTTCGCACATCAAACCTGGTATCTTCACAGTTACCAGATTTCGTAAGAAGTGACTATCCAAAATTTGTCACATTCTTAGAGAAATACTATGAATGGCTGGAAACTACAAATAGCGTTTCCTTTGAAATTGATGCATTACGTAATGCAAATGACATTGATAGTTCCGATGACTATTACATTGAACAATTAAAAAAGGATTTAGCTCCTTATTTTCCTCAAGAGATTGTAACCGACAAAAGACTTTTCTTAAAGTTGGTAACTCAATTTTATAAATCTAGCGGAACACAAGAATCTGTTAAGTTCCTTTTCAGAGCATTGTATAATGAAAACATTGATATCTACTATCCAAAAGAAGACATACTAAAAGCATCTGACGGTAAATGGGTATTGCCATTAGCCCTTAGAATTGACACCAATGATAACAATATTTTCAATATTGCAAAAACTCTAATCACTGGTCAATCATCAAAAGCTACTGCGCTTGTTGAAAAAGTAATTCAATCTGTTGACCGTCAACTTGGTATTACATATACGGAAATTTATGTTTCAAATGTCAATAGATTGTTTACCACCGGAGAAAGAATAACTGCAACATATGTTGATGAAGATACTGGTCTAAACGTTACTGTTGGCGGTCGTTTGATTGGCGCTCTATCAGAAATAAAAATAAATCCAAACAATAGAGGTCTTTTTTATAACGCATATGATCCAGAAACTGGATATGATGGAGATCCTGTTAGTATTGTTGGTGGTTTAAATCCTGTTGCAAATACACCAGTTGGCGCTGTTGCTTATGTTGGAGTAACAACAAAGGGTGGTATTACTGATATCATTGTGGAAAAAAGTGGATTTGGATTTAGAGATCCTGCAATAAATTTAAATTCATCAATCATTGACTTCAAGGGTGGTTTTGCCAATACAACTTTTGGTACAGAAGCAAAAGCCTCTATTAACCTTTTAGACACTTCAGTTTCAAGAAAATTAAATGTCTCAAATATGTCCATTCAAACATTACATGGTTTGCATCCAAATGTTGCAAACGTGGAAAATGTTACGGTAGCAAATGCATCAACATTTGATGCGTTCACAGTTTTTCCAATTTCATTCGTTATAGTTGATGGTTCTGGCGGTGGTTATCGCCAAAAGCCAACCGTTGAAACTTATAGTTTTTACAATGAAGACTATGATGACATTTTAGTATGTACTGCAAGAAACATCGTAGCAGGAACATCCCTTATAAATGATACTACACAAAACTTAACCGTTTCTTTTGAAACTGGTGACTATGTTAGATTGTTTATCAATAATAAATTTGAAGCAATTCGTGAAGTTTCTTCCGTAGATACAAATAATTTATATTTTGCTGAACCATTTCCTAATGATTTATCTGGTGTATCTGTTTATAAAGTTCTAAGAAATGATTTATATAAAATCGGATCACTTGGCAGAATAACCATAAACAGTGGTGGCACAAATTACGCAAATGGCGACATTCTAATTTTTACTGGTGGTTCTGGATATGGAGCAAATGCATTTGTGAATGTTGCACCAGGCGGCATAATTACTTCGGTAACAATGAATAACCATTCATCAAACGCTTTTGTTATTGGCGGCGAGGGATATAAAAGAGATTCATTGCCAATAATTACCATACAATCATCATCTGGAACAAGTGCTAATCTGTCTGTCTCCGAGATAACTGGTGATGGTGAGCAATATGGACTGACCACATCAAGAATTGGCGCCATAACATCATTAAGAATTGAAAGTTTTGGTTATGATTATGTTGAAGCTCCAACCGTCTCTTTGAGAAATGCTGATATAGTATTGAATAGTGTTACTGAAGGACAATTGTTTGTACCAAATACCGCAATTTATCAAGGCACATCAAACAGTAATTCTTCATTTAGTGCGACAGTGGATTCTTATACTTCCGCAACTACAACACTTAGAATATTTAATTATCGTGGCGTTTTCGATGCAACTAAAACTATCAAGTCGGATGATGGAACAGTTACCGGAAATGTAACATCATCGTTATTTTATGGCGACGGTAACGCAAAAGCTACAGCAAACTTTGAAAATGGTTTGATTCGTTACCCCGGCATTTACTTGAATACCGATGGTCAAATTAGTGCGGATAAGAGGTTGCAAGACGGCGAAAAATATCATAACTTCTCATACATCATTAAGTCACAAACCGACTATTCTAAGTTTAAGAAACCACTAAACGATATTGTTCATCCAGTTGGAACAAAAACTTTCATTACAAAAATTGATGATAATGAAGAAATGTTGACGCAAGTTAATACCTCAGCATTCATAACAATTACCTCTCTTGCTGATACTTACAATATTGCCAATGGTTCCAATAAAATTATTACTACAAATACCAGTGCAAATCTACAAGCAACGGTTAATGTGGGCGATTTAATCCTTCTGTCAAATGTCCACAGAAGATTGCAAAATACAGTTAATGTTGTTTCGGGTTCAAACATCTTGTTTGGTTCAGCTAACAGCGTCAATTTCATAAATGACCTGCAAGACGGCGATACGATATATTTGTCTACCGGTAATACAGTGACAATTAAAGAAGTCACCAATTCTTCTTTTGCTATACTAGACACCACAATTAATGTAACATCAACTTCAGCGACTGTTAATCTGGTTTATACTGCTACTGTCAGAGCTAATTCCAGAAATGCAAATACTATTTTCGCAAGTAGTATATTTACATCAAACGGCAACAATTTGAGCGCAACCATTCAAAAAGTTAGATAAATAGAAACATGTCAGCACTCTTAACTAAAAATTTCAAAATTTTAATGGCAGAGCAAGTCTATAATCAGTTGGACTTGGGAGCAAATTCATACTTGCCCGCCGAAAAAAAATCTTATATGTATGCTTTTTTTGGCAGACATTTACCATGGAATTCAGGAACCGAAGTGGAAGGATCTCCAGCGGAAACGGATTCGGCTATAAATGATTACTACAAACGTGGGGTTCTTGCGAAACAAATATCTTTGGAAAATGCATCTCTTGTTATTCCTAGAAATGATTGGACGTCCAACACAGTATATAATACGTATGAAGCCAACACAAATTATTATATAATAAATTCTAAGGATCAAGTTTTTAAGTGTCTTTCAAATGTTTCGCCAGGCACAGCTTCTACAGTATCACCAGAATTGACGCTATCAACAACTTCACTAGAAGAACCTTATGTTGAGACTTCCGATTTTTATAAGTGGAAGTATATGTACACATTAACATCTGTACAGAAACAAAAATTCTTAACTGATGATTGGATGCCTGTATCAGTAAACAAGTTTGTAAGAGCCGCAGCCGAACCAGGCTCAATTGATATTGTGACTGTAACAAATTCTGGTAATAACTACACAGTTGGTACTGTACAAAATATCATTACAATTGATGGCGATGGAACAGGCGCAGTATTAAAGGCAAACGTTTCAGGTGGTAAAATACAAAATATAGTTATCCAAAACCGTGGAAATTATTACACTTATGCCAATCTAACTTTTACCGATGTTAGTGGTGGCATAGGGTCATTAGCGGCTGCTGAAGTCTCAATTGCTCCACATAATGGACATGGATATGAACCGACTTATGAGTTGGGTGGTTCCACAATAATGTTTAATGTGGAATTTGACCAAGATGAGGGTGGAGTATTACCCGTGGATAATGATTTCCGTGAAGTTGTCATTTTACGAAATCCATATCTATATAATACAACAACATTAGCTACCGGACAAAAATATTCTTTATACACTCTTGTTAAAGTTTCGCCAGGTGTTGGTGACTTTAACAACGATGAAGTTGTTTATCAAGGAACAACATACGCAAGTGCAACATTTACCGCTGATGTAATTTCGTTTAGTGAAACACCCAATTTATTGTATTTAAACAATGTTCGTGGAACATTACAAACAAATCAAGCGATTAGAGGTCTACAAACAGGCGCTATTCGTATCGTGAACACAGTTACAAATCCTACTCTTGATTTGTACTCTGGAAAGATATTATACATATCAGATAAACTGCCAATTACAAGAGACCCAGCCCAAACCGAACGAATTCGTTTCATTTTGAGTTTCTAAACGAGGAATAAATGACTGCTACCTTTAACTACGATCCATATTATGATGATTTTGATGAAGATAAAAACTTCATGCGTGTTTTGTTTCGTCCTGGATATTCGGTTCAAGCCCGTGAATTAACACAGCTACAAACTATATTAGCTAATCAAATTGAAAAATTTGGTAATCACATCTTTAAGAGTGGTAGTCCAATTGTTGGTGGTAAAGTTTCTTTAGATACTAAAGCAAATTATGTGGTCTTGTCTGCTCAATACAATAACTTGGACGTTGATGCTACGCAATTCCTAAACAAGACTGTCGTTTCATATAACTCATCAAAAATAATTAGAGCAAAAGTTATTGCAATTGACACATCAACTGCAAATCCTATTCTTATTTTAAAATATTTAAGTGGCGAAAGATTTTCCGAATCGGACGAAATTCGTGTTTACGGTCAAGAAATTTATGCTCAATTAAGATCCACATTGGCTGTTGGTGGTTCTTACATAGCTAAATTACAAGAAGGTATATATTACTTTAAAGGACAATTTGTAAAAGTAGTTCCACAATATCTTATTCTTGAAATTTTTTATCGTGTAGGATATAACACATCAACAATTAATTTAAACCCATCATACAAAATCGGTATTGAATTTACCGAAACCATTGTTGATGAAATTGACGATACATCCCTATTGGATCCAGCCCAGGGCGCATTTAACTATCAAGCACCAGGAGCTGAACGTTATGCAATTCAAACTTCTCTAGCAAAGAGAACATTAGATTCTGCTGATATTTCAACATTCTTTGAAATTGTTCGTCTTGTTAATGGTGTAAAAACAAAAGAGATTGATTATCCAATCTATAGTGAAATTGAAAAAACTTTAGCTCGCCGCACACATGATGAATCTGGAAACTATACGGTGGATCCATTTGTCGTTTCTCTTGAAGAAGGTGATAGTGCTAATGGCAAATTTAACGTTGTTTTGGATCCAGGTAAAGCGTATGTGAGTGGTTATGAGTTTGAAACTATTGCTCCAACAATTATTGAAGTTGATAGAGCAAGAGATGTTTCAAATGTTTCAAGTTTTGATTTACCAACAAATTATGAAAGTAGTTTGGTTCTAGCGAATGTTCGCGGCACACTTGATATTACTTCATTCCCATCTTTGGATATCCATTCGGTTCCATTTACAGATATAAGTTTATCAACAACTGCGACATATAATTCTACCAAAATTGGTACAATTTATGCAAACATGATTCGCTACAATGATGCATACAATTCGGACATTGGTAATACTCACACATTTACTGTAAATACATTTGGTGCTAATACTGTTCCAATTACAGGAACATTAGCCGCAGCTGGATCATCTGCTACCACAATTGCAATTCCTACCGCATTCAATGCTGGTTTGCCATTAAATGCATATGCAAACATGTATTTTCAAATTACCAATGGTTCTGGCGCTTCATTATCACCAATTCTAATTACAAGTTCAAATACTGTAACTCTTAATTTAGCATCATCATTAACTTTTATTCCAGGATCAAATACTTTTACGATTCAATCCGACATTAAAAATGCAGAATCATTAACTATAAGTGATGGAACATACATTCAATTTGCGGGCAACGTTGATACAGACTCAAAAGATCCAACTACAGGATTTGTTTCTATTAGTGAACCCGTGAGAACAAGTCTTGTTTTTGAAACTCCATATGAGGCGATTAAAGCTAATACAATTAGCAATATGGATTTTCAAGTAAGAAAGAAATATACGGGGATAACATCTGGTGGTAAATTTACTGTAACCGCTTCAGGCTCAGACACTTTTTCATTCTCAACTGGATCAGGAACAATTTCGGATTCATTGATTCTGAATAACATGATTTGTTTTGTTCGTTCAGATAGTGCGAGTAATACTCAATATGGTATTGCTCCTAATACAGCAATTAGCTTATCAAATAATAACTTCACAATTACCTCAGTTTCAACATCATCATTTGAAGTTGATTTGAAAACTGTAAGTGATGCTATTAGAGTTGATTTGCTTGTAACTACAAAAATCAATAATGCAGAAGATGGCTCAACTGGTGTCACAAAGCGTAAACAATTAGTACCAATTACAGGCGGAACAGATTTACATTCATTGATTCCTTATGAAATGAATACTGCTGGAACTGAAGGAACAACTGTTCTATATTCAGCAAATACATCCGGTGAAGTAACATATTTTTCAGGTGGTGCGGTATTCAAAAGTATCGGCGCAACCAACTTTGATAACGGCGCTGTGTTAACAGATTTAAGAACACCAGGAAAAGTAGTTAGTTTGCAAGTTCCTGATGTGTATGAAATCATTGGCATATATGATTCTAGAAACACAGGATCAAATGTTACCTCTGCTATGTTGACAAGTTCATCTAATGATATTACATCATACTATGAGTTTGATAATGGCCAACGTAAAACTCATTATGACCATGCAACAATTAAATTGAAACGTGGATATTCTGCGCCTGTAGGAAAAGTATTTGTGCAATATAGATACTTTAAAAACTTGTCCGTATTTGCAGGATTATTTGATGTTGATTCATACTCAAAAGGTTCAAATATTTCTTATTCGGATATTTCCAAGTTTGATAATAAAGAAGATAAAAAACTTATTTCTTTAAGAGGCGCATTTGACTTTAGACCATCCAAAGCTGTGGGTGGAACATCGTTGTCCGGAGCATTGAATCCTGAGCCATTGGAAAATATCACAATGGATTATGATTATTTCTTGCCAAGAATTGACCAAGTTGTAGTTAAATCTTCTAGAGAAATTGGAGTACTAAAGGGACAATCTGCGGTTGTTCCAGTACCGCCTCCAGTAGATACAAAAGATATGTTGATTTATACTCTGTATATTCCAGCATACACAGAAAGCGTAAAAGATATCCGCGCAGATTTTAAGAATCATCGTAGATATACTATGAGCGACATTCAAGCGTTTGAGGATAGAATTCGCGGACTTGAGTATTATGTTGCATTGACAACATTGGAAAAAGATGCCGCATCAACAAAGATTCTTGATAACAATGGTCTAGAGCGTTCAAAATATGGTATTCTTGTTGATAACTTTACATCAAAAGATTCACAAGCCACATTCTCGGATGTGGATTATGATAATAGAAACTTGATTGATGCAGGAAGATTATATCCAGCTTCTCTAATGAGAACTGTTGCATTGGAGGCTAATACATCATTGAGCACCGGAGCAACAAAAGTTGTTGGCGCTGGTACCAAAAAAGCGTTAATGCTTTCTTATAGCACGACTGAATTTGCAAAACAACCTTATGCAACAAAATCATTAGCGATTGCTGATGCAACTTTTGCTAACTTCAAAGGCAAAACAAAATTATTCCCAGAATTTACTGGAGATGTTGATACTGGTTCTACAGCAAGAGTTACTTTAAACTCAACTCAGGGTATTGATAATGCTTTCAATTTTATCAATGATGCATTTAAGTATGTCGCAGACAACAATAAACAATGGGCTGATGATAGAAATAGTCCTTTTGCACAAATCGCCGATAGTAAGTGGTATAAAACACTCAAAGAAACCGATTATACAAAACAAACCACGGTTGGTTTGGGAGGAAGAACTTTTGGTGTTTATGCGGCCGTTAATGATAACACTTATTTGACCAAGGGCGCAGAATTAAATCAAAAACAAATTACAACTTCAACATCACAAGTGGATGTAGGAACTTTTGTTACAGACTTAGCTATTCAACCATACATGAAGTCGAAGCAAATTCTTTTTGCTTCTGATGGAATGAGACCTTCAACAGTAATGTATTCTTTCTTTGATAATACCGATGTTAACAAATACATTGTAGTGCCAAACAAAGTTACATTAAATGCTAATACAACTTTGATTTCGGGTGAATCAATTCTTACAGCAAATACTATTGCAGACTTGACCGCAAACTTAGTAAGTCTGTTATCTGGTGGAAATTCTTTTGATGCTGGATTTGTTGTTGTGAGTGAGCCCGGTTCAGCCAATGTCTCTATTATTAATGAAACTGGTAAGCCACTTTCTAGTAAATATGTTTATGGTTTGGATAGCGGTAAATACTATACAGTAAGTTCCGTGACTGACCATCGTTCCGGTGTAACAAGAGGAATTGGTGCTACAACAATTACTCTTGCTTCTGATGCGCCAGCTTACAACATAGCTGGAAATACAATTACTCTTATTCGCTCAACTTCATCATTTGAAGGAGTTGGAGCACAATTTGTGGTAACAGCATACGATACCAGCACAAAGGTTGCTACAGTAAGTGGAGCAACTGCTTATGCTGGTGGAACATATGTTTATAGTTTTGGCACAAATATGTCTAACAAACTTGGACAAGCTGGTGGTGCATTCTATATGCCAAAAGCAACATTCCGTTCAGGTGAAAGAAACTTCCGTGTTACTGAATCTTTTAATAATACATATGATGCAGATTCAATTTCATTCTCCGACAAAACATACAATGCAACTGGTTTAACTGTAAACAAAACAACTCTTGTTGATACGGTATTAAATGTTGATGTTGATAGAAGAATTGTTGGCATACAAACTTCCGATAGACTAGTTGGTTCAGTAGCCGCTGGACAAGAATTATTATCAACATTTGTTGTAGGAGGAACCGATCCTCTTGCTCAAACATTCTTCGTTGATCCAACTGTGTATCCACAAGGTTTGTTTTTAAGTAGTGTTGATTTATTCTTTAAAGCAAAAGATGATGGCAATTTGCCAGTGACACTACAAGTTCGCCCAACTGTAAATGGATTTCCATCTTCAGATTACTGGTATCCAGAATCCGTGGTAACAAAATATCCATCACAAATTAATATATCGGAAACGCCAAGTGTTACTGATTCAAGCACATCTACGAATTTTGAATTTAGTTTCCCAGTATATTTAAAACCTGGTCAATATGCGTTAATTGTTTTAGCTGATACTCAAGATTATATTGTTTGGGAAGCTGAAAAGGGTGGAACAACTACCAACAATGAGTATGTGGATAAACAACCATACATGGGCACTTTGTATAAATCACAGAATAGCGCAGAATGGACTCCGTTTATTAATGAAGACTTGATGTTTAGATTAAATCGTTGTGTTTTCACACCGAATAGTACTGCGACATATTACTTGAGAAATCAAGCATTGTCAACTAGCACAAACTATGACAAATTAAGATTGCTTACAAAACCAATTATACCAGATGCAAAAGTTACATCTTTGACGCATAGCATCACAACGACTACGATTTCAGGAACAAAAGAATCATCATTCAGAACATTGTCTTCGGGACAAACATACAACTTCTCTAATGATGATTTGTATCAAGTTGGATATCGTAGAAAGAAAATGTTCAATGCGAATGATTTTACATTGAAATTGGAAATGACTACAACAAGCGATGCAGTTTCACCAATATTCTCAATGGAAGCCGCTTCTGTAAATATATGGGAAAACTACATTGATAATGCAGAAATCAATTCTGAAGATTTTACAATTATAAATCCTGGTAGAGGATATAGTAATGCAAACGTAATTACAATCACAAGTTCATCTGGTACTGGAGCAAATGCTAACGTGACTGTTGACGCAAATGGTAATGTTATTGCAGTTTATGTAACATCGCCAGGTTCTGGTTATTTGGATGACTTTGAAATTTCTTACTATACACATCCAACAACTCCAGCAACAATTGTATTGAATAGCGAATATGATTCTTCTGGTGGTCCATGTCAAGCACGGTACATTACCAAGCCGGTTAAATTGGCTGATGGGTATGATGCTGGTGATTTACGTGTATTCCTTGGCGCAAACAAACCAGGATCTTCGGAAGTTTCTGTATTCTACAAAGTATTGTCCGACAGCGATGCAACACCATTTAAAGATAGACCATACGAAAAAATGGTTTGTATTAATCCTACTGTAACATCATCGCCCGATAACGAAACATTTCGTGATTATGAGTTTCGCCCATCGGCTACAACAAATGCAATTACATATGCAGGAACAAATGGTGTAACATATAATTCGTTTAAAACTTTTGCTATCAAAGTCGTATTGACATCCAGTGATCCAGCAATTGTACCAAGTGTTAAGGATTTGCGTATCATCGCAACTCCAGCCGAGTAATCATGCTTGTGAAAGTTGAAGGTACCAATTACATTAAAGATACTGGCACAAACGCCCTGTTGATGACGGGGCGGAATGCTTTGATTGAAAATGAAGCAAGGAAAAAACTTGCCGATAGGATGAATGGTAAAAATAATGAGATAAATAACTTGAAGAATCAAGTGGAAGAATTGTCTTCGGATATGAAGGAAATTAAGTCCCTACTAAATGCATTACTGAAACAGAGTAAAGAATAATGGCAATTAATAACATTACACGAACAAATACTATTGATGAATGGCGCATTCAGACGAATCAATCCGCCGCTGAACTCAATAAAATAGAGACTGGAAATTATGATAAATTTTCCGGCTCTCTTAATATTGCATGTACCGCAGTTTTATCCATTACCGCTCAAGGAACTCCGCTTCAAGTTTCAAATAATGCTCTAATTGGCACCCAACTTACCGTGGGTAAAGATATTATTCTTGGTTCTGAAGTATCTCAAACTGGTAATTTATCAATTGGCAATACAGTTTATATTTACGGTGGCGCAACGGGTCTTTATGTTGCGAATAATATAATCTCTAATGGCAGTCTTGTTATTAAAAACACTATTGTAGCAAATAATCTAACCGTAAATTCAAACGTGGTTGTTGTTGGTACAGCAAATGCAGGATTTCTAGGCGTAGCAAATAGTGGTTATATTGGCACAACACTAACTGTTATTGGTAACACAGCCGTAGGTAATTTGACAACAGCAAATTCTGTTGTTGCTGACAACGCTAGATTTACAAGTAATGTAACTGCAACCGAAGCAACGGTAATTACAATTAATGCAACCAATGCAAGAATTTCTGGAAATGCAAACGTTGCACATGTGACTGCTACAGGATCTATTGTCGCTGACAATGCAAGAATTACTGCGAATGCAACTGTTGCACACGTTACTGCTACAGGATCTATTGTTGCTGATAATGCTAGACTTACTGCAAACGCCACAGCAACTGAAGTAACAGTAACAACAATTAATGCAACTAATGCTAGAATAACAGCAAACGCAAACGTTGCACACGTTACTGCTACAGGATCTATTGTTGCTGATAATGCAAGAATCACAGCAAATGCTACGGCAACTGAAGTAACTGTGACAACTCTAAATGCAACCAATGCTAGAATTTCAGCAAACGCAAACGTAGCGCATCTAACATCTTCCAGCTCCGTTGTTGCGGACAGTTTAAGAGTAACAAGCGCAACTGCTTCCGCTAATATCAGCGGCAATGTTATCGCAGGAAATGTAAATACTCAAGGTATGGTATATGCCGGTTCTTTAGTGTCTGGCAAAACAGATGTTGGTGCCCTATCGGCAACAAGTTTAAGTACAGCTTCGGATGCTACTGTTGGTGGTAAATTAACAGTAGCTGGTGACTTTGTATTGTCTGGCGATATTGTTTATGACACAGATATTTTTACCATTAGTACAGTAACTCCAGTCACAACTACTGGCGCCGCGTATTTTGGTGTATTCAGAGGAAATACAATTGGTGGTGTAACAGGTCATAATGGTCTTGCAAATACTGACGCTAATGCATATATTCGCTGGAGTTCATCGGCCAACAACTGGCAAATTCGTGATGTGTTCAATTCAGATGATACTTCAACATATTCTAAAATACTTACCGCAAATCTAATTACTACAAGTACTGCATCGGTAAGTAACAATGATTTTGCGTCTTCATGGTTAATGAAAAACTATGTTGATAATGCAAATACAAATCTAAAGAGTTATGTAGATACAAGTGCTATTCAAACAGCGGCTGCAAATGCTGGATTACTTGGTATCAATCTAAGCGCAAACATTGGCGCGGCTAGAATTGCTGATACTGCAAACACAGGTCTAGGTGATATCATTGTAATGGGTCGTGCAAATGGTGCATTTGGTCTTGCTAATCTCGCATCAAATACATTTAATGGAACATCTGGTTCTGCGGCACCAAGTAACGGTGTAATTTCATTTACGAGTACAAACGGTGTTACACTAGTTGGTGCATCTAATACAATTACTGTTAATACTCCACAAGATGTAAGAACAACAGCAAGTCCAACATTTGACGGATTGACACTAACAAATGCTCTTACTACAGCACAAGGTGGTACAGGAGCAACATCGGCTGGTGGTGCTTTAACAAATCTATTACCTGCGGGCGGAACAGCCGGCTTTGTGTTAACAACTGGTGGTTCAGGAAGTTATTATTGGGCAGCAGGTGGTAGTGGCGGTGGTGGTAGTGCAACTCCTGGTACAACTATTGTTTCAACAAGAACTACACCAACCGTCAATGCATCACAAAGAATATTTGCAACACCTATCTATCAAACTGGTACAGGTCAATTAAGAGTTTTCATCAATGGCGTTAGACAATTTGCATCCGAATATACTGAAGGTGCAAATACATTAACTGGTGTTGCTGTAGTGGCATCAAATGGTTATTTTTCAACAACATCTACAACTTCAACTCTTGTTCAAGATACGGCCCTAGCAATTGATGGAACATTGACCGGAACTGCAACAATTAGTGCCTATGTTCCTGGTAAAATTTATTATATTAAAACAATACTTGGTAACCATTTTTCATTATCAGAAAGTGTTGGTGGTGCGGCTATCACAACAACAGCGGGTACAACAACTGGTCTTTCATTTACGACTGGACACAATGTAACATTATCAACTGGAACAACTACGGGTGATGCAATTTTACTTGAAGTTGATGCATACACAGTAAATCCTTATTATGCAAATAACATAGCATATGGTCCAGTAACTGGTGCAATTGATGCATCATCAAATACTATTCAATTAGCTATTGACAGTTTGGAATCAAGAAAGATTACAACAACAGCGGCACAAGCAAACGTTGGTGCTGGTCTAATTACAGTTACAAACGCATATCAAGCAAACGTTGGTGCGGCTAGAATTTCTGATGTAGCAACACTTCAAGCAAATACTGGTGCATTAAGTATTGGCCTAACTAACGAAATTACAGGCAGACAAGCAAACGTAGGTGCGGCTGTAATCTCAGTCACAAACGCATATCAAGCTAACGTAGGTGCGGGTAGAATTGCTGATGTTGCATCGGGACAAGCAAACGTAGGAGCTGGATTAATTACAACCAAGGCTGCATATGAAGCAAACGTTGGTGTTGAAGTGGCAGCCAGATCCGCAAACGTAGGAGCTGGACTTATTACCATAACATCAGCATATCAAGCAAACGTTGGTGCTGGACTTATCACGACCAAAGGTGCATATGAAGCAAACGTTGGTTCAGGATTAATTTCTGCTAAGACAACATCTGAGGCTAATGTTGGCGCCGCTAGATTGAGTGCAATTTCTACAGCATCAAATGCAGATAATTTATCTTCAGGAACAGTTGCGGCTGGTAGACTTGGAACAACAGGAACACCACAATTTGCTTCGTTGGGAATTGGCACAGCAGCCTCTGGCACAACTGGCGAAATTCGTGCTACTGGTGATATCACAGCTGGTTACTCCGATGACAAACTAAAAACAAGATTAGGTAACATTGAGAATGCTCTTGATAAAGTCTCGGCTATTTCAGGTTTCTTCTATGAACCAAATAAGACAGCACAAGATTTAGGTTTTGAAGTAAAGAGAGAAGTTGGTGTATCTGCACAAGAAGTTCAAGCAATTATGCCAGAAGTTGTTGTTCCTGCTCCAATAGATAATCAATACTTAACTGTTCACTATGAAAAACTTATTCCTCTGTTGATTGAAGCTATTAAAGAATTGAGAGCAGAAGTTGAAGAAATAAAAGGACAAATTAAATGACAACAAAAGTCACAGGTTCAGTTTTAGCGGATACCGCAGTTAGTGCGGGAACTTATGGCGGCACACAAACGCTTCAAGCATTTACTGTTGATGCTCAGGGTAGAATTACATATGCCGCAAACATAACTTCTGGTGTTATTACTGCTGGAACAAGAGGACAAGGTGCAGATATTATTGTACCTACAATTCAATATAATGCACTAGGTCAAATTGTTGCGGCCACAAATACTACAATTCGCACAGCAACAACTTCGGTCACTGGTGTTGTTCAATTAGCAGATTCAGTTTCCAATACAAGTACTACCGCGGCTGCAACACCAAATTCGGTGACTACTACATACAATCATGCGGGCAATGCTTTCAATCAAGCCAACTTAGCATTTACTACAGCTAATACTGCCAATAGTACATTAAATGCATCTAATTTATCTTCTGGTACAGTACCATCAGCTAGACTTCCAACTTCTGGTGTGTCAGCAGGAACATACGGATCAGCATCAGCAGTTCCTGCAATATCAGTAGATTCTTTAGGTAGAGTTACTTCAGTAACGGCTACATCAATAGCAATTTCTTCAGGCGCAGTTTCTGGTTTAGCAACATCAGCAACTACTGATACAACAAATGCATCAAACATTACTTCAGGTACTTTGCCATCCGGTAGAATTTCTGGTTCATATACTGGAATAACTGCTGTTGGCACTTTATCGTCAGGATCAATACCGGGAAGTTTAATTAGTGGTGCTGTTTCCAGTGCTACCAATGCTACCAATGCAACTAACGTTTCAGGCACGGGCACTGTAACTGTTGCAAACTTAGCTACGGCTGCAAAGCCAGTTGGTGCAGGTCAGACTTGGCAAAATATGACTTCTAGTAGGTCTCTTAATGTAACATACACCAACGATACAGGCAGACCAATTATGGTAAACATTCGGGGAGGCTTTACCGTCAACCAGTATGTAGAAATTTTAATTGGTGGTTCAGTCGTTGTTACTAAGGCCGGTTGGAACAGCTTCGCCAGTGGACAAGTTCTTGGCACGGTAAGCGCAATTATTCCTGACGGAAACACATACCAAGCTACTTCATCGGGATTTAATGATATGTTCTGGGCCGAACTTCGATAAATCAACAATAGAATTAATATAAAAAAACATGGCTGCATTTTCAGAAATCGTTATAGAGCAAGGCGCAACATTCAACACCACAATAAATGTGGAAGATACCGCTGGAGCCGCAATTAACCTTTTTGGTTATACTGCAAACTCCATGATGCGTAAATCATACTATTCCTCAAGCGCAACAACAATTACATCTACAGTAACTGGCACAGCAAATGGTGAAGTAACGCTTAATGTATCTGCATCTAATACTGCGGCATTGACACCAGGCCGATATGTTTATGATGTAATTATCACATCTCCAACATCTGTAGTAACAAGAGTTGTTGAAGGAATCGTGACGGTTCTACCTTCAGTTACGAGGTAATTATGGTCACGGCTAGAATCAATACTCCAGGAGTGATTGGTAAAGTTGCTGTTCGCCCAAATCAAAGAACAACAATTGCAGATCCAAAGTTTACACCTAAACCTAATGTTGGTTTAGTTGAATTGTTTGATACTGCTATTGACCAAGCGGAGGAAGGCGACATTATTACATATGTCTCCAGCACAGGAAAATTTGAAAATCAGCAACTTGGAAATGTAAGTGTGCAAGTTCCCAGAATAAATGGTGGGTTTTTTTGACTTACCAAATTCATAAATAGAATAATAAGAAGATTCCATAACTAAGGAACGATAATGGCAAATACAGTAATTCAACTAAAATATTCAACAATAACCAACAAACCGCCTACACTCAATGTAGCGGAACCAGCATATTCCAACGTATCAAGTACTCTTTGGATTGATGATGGAACCGGCGTTGTAGCCATTGGTGGTAAAGCATATACCGATAAAATTGATGCCGCCGCTTCGGCCGCGACTGCTAACGTCCTTGTTAAGCGAGATACCACAGGTAACGCATCTTTCAATTACATTACTGCTAACATTGTTGGTAGCATTTATGGCAATGCTACAAGCGCAGATAAGTGGTTTACTCCTAGAAATCTTGGAGTTGATGGCGATGCAACAGGTATTATTTCTGTTGATGGTACAGCAAACGCTAACATTCCATTAATTCTTTCCAACTCTGGTGTGGTTGCTGGAAACTACGGCGGATCAGCTAATGCATCAGTAATTTCTGTTGATTCAAAAGGTCGTGTAACTTATGCGGCTAACGTTCCAATTTCTTCTACACTAAACTTCGCCGGCGATGCCGGTGCGGCTCCTGGCAGTATATCTCTAATTACTGATACCCTAACAATCAAAGGCGGTCCATCTGGCGGAATCAATACAGTCGCTGTTGATGCAAATAACACAGTACTTGTTGCGGTTGATAATACAGTTCTTAGAAATTCCGGAAATCAATTAATCTCTGGCGACTTGTCATTGACAGGAAGTCTATTTGTTGCTGGTAATACAACCACAGTTGACACAACAACGGTATCTACAGCAGATTCTTTAATTAGACTAGCCGCAAACAACACAGTAAGCGATGTTCTAGATATTGGTTTCTACGGTGTTGCTAATACCAATCCAAGTGTAACAGGAAGCACAACATATCATGGTCTTGTTCGTAGAGCAGCCAGCGATTTCTTCTTGTTCAAAAATTTAAATACTGATCCAACAGCAAACGTTCTTGCTACAGGTTCAGTAACGGCTGCTAATACGGCTACCTTGAGAGCCAACTTAACTGGCGGTATGATTTCCGCTCTTGCTAATACTATTGGTGTTGTTGACGGCGGTACTGGCGCAGGCACATTTGCGACTGGTAGTATTCTAGTTGGTGATGGAACAAACTCATTAAAAGTTCTTGCTAATACAGGCACCGCAGGAGCATATGGTTCTGCATCTAATACATTAATTGTTACCACAGATGCGTATGGTCGTGTGTCAGCTATTACAAATAGTGCAATTCAAATTGATGCATCTAATATTGTATCTGGCAACTTAGCAATTAATAGAGGCGGCACAAACAACGATTCTTACACAACTGGTGCCGCAGTATTCTATGATGGTACTGCAATTAAGACATTAGCAAATACTGGCACAGCAGGAACTTATGGTTCAGCATCTTATGTTCCTGTGGTTACAACTGATGCATTAGGTCGTGTTTCTGGTGTAAGCAACACCGCAATCAATATTGATACAAGCGCAGTTGTTTCTGGTACATTAGGTATCGCAAGAGGCGGTTCAGGAGCATCTTCATTCTCAGTTAAAGGTGTTATAGTTTCTGATGCGGCATCAACAACTGGTGCATTGTCTGCATTGACTTCACCGACCGAAGGTCACCTGTTACAAATTAACTCATCTGGAGCACCAACTTTTGCACACCTAAATGGTGGAACATTCTAAATTATAATGAAAGGATTTTATTATGGATGTGAGATTACAAAATGCTTATGTGGAGGTTTTGCTTGGCAATTTTATGGAAGTTGTCAAGCAGAATTTAATGTTTCAAGCACAAATTGAAGTAAATAAGAATAGTTTACAAGAAGCAGAAGATTCAGTAAGAAGATTAAAAGAAGTTTCGGACGCAAATATTAATTATCAAACTCAACTTGTTGAAAAAGATAAACTTATAAATCAACTAACGACCGAACGAGATAATCTAAAAAGTTCTTCTGGAAATAATGATTCTTTGAAACAAGAAAAAGATAGATTGCAGAGTGCAGTTAATGACTACATGAGGCAACTAAAAGAAACACAGCAAGATGTGTTAAAAGTTAAGAGTGAATCACAGGATGTTTTGTTACAAAACAATAATCGGATTGAAGAACTCACTAAATATGTGACAAGATTGGAAGCAGTAGTTCCAGCAAACAAACTCAAAAGAGTTAAACTTGGTGAAGTTGTTCAGCCTGATGCTTCAGAAGGCACAGTTGAATTACCTTCATTACCTATGAGTGATGAAGAAGTAAAGTCTGGCGGAACATTCTAAGATTCGGTAAATGGCAAATACAGTAATTCAATTAAAAAATTCGGGCGCATCAGGTAATACACCAGGTACTTTGCAACCGGGTGAATTGGCTATTAACTATGCCGATGGTAAACTGTATTATGGCAATGCAGTAAATACTCCAATTCTATTTGATGTTATAACTGAGCCTACTGGACTAAATCAAGAAATTCAATTTAATGATTCTGGTGCATTTGGCGCATCAGCAAATCTAAAATTTGATAAGACAACAAAAACTTTAACTACCGATAAAATTGTTTCGGCTAATATTGAGGTTTCATCAAACTTAGTCGCAGAAAATGTAATTGCACATACAGCATTGTATGTTGGCATTGCAGACATTTCTCATACACCTCTAGCGAACTCATTAGGTTACTTTACAGGAAATTCTTCTCCATACGTTCAAGTAAACGTTGAAAATATTAATCCTGATGGTTCTGCTGATTGGGTTGCTACTGCTGACGTTGGTAGTGATTCAACATTCTACACTGACTTAGGTATTCAAAACTCTGCACACACTGATGGAACAATTAAACCACTAGATGGTTATTTGTTAGTGCAAGGTAACACCGGTCAGATTGGTGGTAATCTTATAATTGGTACCATTTCTGGAACACCAGGGCAAGAAATTCGTGTAGTTGTTGATGGCAATGAAGATGCAAATGTAGTCTTGAAAATTAATTCTTCTGGTTTGCAGATGGTCAGAGGTGATATCACAAGTAATATCACTACAAGAATTAGTAACGTTTCAAACTCAGCATTTGCACAAGCAAACTTAGCATACAACGCAGCCAATTCCGCAGTAACGACAGGACAAGCCAATGTAGGCGCAGGATTAATTGTTGTTACTGGAAGAACAAATTTAGCATACGATAAAGCAAATGCCGCATATGATTATGCTAATACACTTATAACAGGTGGTGCTTCTGGTGATTATTTTCCAACAAGTTCATATGGTTTTGTTTCTCAGAGCATGTTTGCTCTTGTTTCGGATGACACATTCATACAGGGAGAATTAACTGGACCAGTTTATGATTGTTCGGATAATCCAATAACTCCCGAAGGCTTTTACTTGGAAAAAGACCTTGGCTATTTAACGTAACATAAATAGATTGATAATTTAAGGATATTAAATGCCAACGCAATTACAGTTAAGAAGAGGAAATACAGCACAGACTGCAACATTTACTGGAGCAGTGGCTGAGATTACCGTTGACACAGATAAGAAAACAGTTGTTGTTCACGATGGCACAACAGCTGGTGGTTTTGCTCTTGCTTTAGAATCAGCACAGTTAGACCAATTTGCATTCACAAAAGCAAACTTAGCGTTTGATAGAGCAAACTCAGCGTTCGCTCAAGCAAATGCAGCCTATGATACAGCTAACACAAAATTCAATTCTGCTGGCGGTACAATTTCTGGTAACGTAATCGTAACTGGTAACGTAACTCCAACAACAGATAATGTTTATAGTTTGGGTTCAGCAGGAAATCGTTGGAAAGATTTGTTTGTTGGTCCAGGTTCAATCAACATTGATGGTATTGTTATTGGAAATAATGGTGGGCAGATTGTAATCTCTGGCGCATCTGATTTTGTTTTTCAATCTACAACGGGTGCACCTTCAGTATCATCATCGGCTACTGCTAACATTGCGCTCAATGCTTTCAATCAAGCCAATCTAGCATTCAATCAAGCAAATACTTCTTACGGTTCTTTTGCTCAAGCAAACTTAGCATACGCTCAAGCAAACTCCGGTTATGGTGTTGCCGTTTCTGCATTCGCACAAGCCAACTTAGCATTTACGGCTGCAAATAATGCTGTAGACACTTGGGTTAGAAATCAAGCTAATGCCGCATATGATGCCGCTAACTCAGCAGTAACAGCAGGACAGGCAAACGTTGGTGCTGGACTTATTACTGTTACTTCAGCTTACCAAGCAAACGTAGGTGCTGGACTAATTACCGTTACTTCAGCTTACCAAGCAAATGTAGGCGCTGGACTACTAGCATATCAAACAGTTTCGCAAGCTAACGTTGGCGCAAGTGTAATTACTTTATCCAATAACATAACTAATGTATTTAATCAGGCTAATCTTGCTTTTAATGCCGCAAACAATGCTGTAGATACTTGGGTTAGAAATCAAGCTAATGCCGCATATGATAGAGGCAACTCTGCTTTCTCTCAAGCTAATCTTGCTTACGATACAGCAAATGCCGCATTACCAAAAGTTGGTGGTACAATTACTGGTGACCTATCAATTACGGGTAACTTAGTTATTACTGGAAATACCACAACACTTAATGTTACCTCATTGAGTGTTTCAGACACTCTTATCCAATTAGGTAAAGAAAATCAATCAGATTTGTTGGATATTGGTTTCATTGGTCACTACGCTAATACGCCAAACAATCACACAGGTTTGATTCGCAAATTCTCTGATGGCAAATATTACTTGTTTGATAATCTGCAAACAAATATTGAACCAACTAATATTATTGATGTTGCAAACACAAGAGTTGCAACACTAAGCGCAAATCTAGTCACGAATGTAATCACATTGCGCGGACTTGATCCATTAGATTACTCAAATACAATTTATAGTAATGCACAAGCAAATACTGGTGCGGCTGTTATATCTGTAACATCCGCATATCAAGCTAACGTTGGTTCCGCTAGAATTGATGCGAATACGGCTAATACAACTTTAGCCGCTAGTATTGCATCTGGTAGACAAGCTGATAATGCTAACGTTGGTGCTAGTATAATTGCAGTCACAAGTGCATATCAAGCAAACGTTGGTGAAGGTCTAATATCAACCGCTAATACTGTAACATTGGCCTATCAAGCAAATACTGGCGCTGGACTTATTACTGTTACATCAGCATATCAAGCAAACGTAGGCGCTGGTCTAATTACCAAAGTTGCCAAAGGTGGTGATGTAATGACTGGTGCATTGTCTACCAGCGGTGCAATAATTGGCTCAAGTTTGACAGCAAACACTATAGCAACAATTAACACGAATGCAGTTTATGAATCTACTGCTGTAACAACTGCGGCTGCTACTCAATTTACATTAGATTCATTCTCAACAACTGCATATCGTTCAGCTAAATATCTCGTTCAGATTTCTAGCGGTTCATCATATGAATTACTAGAGATGACTTTGATTCACGATGGAACAACTGTGTATTTGTCTCAGTATGGTAACATTAAAACTGGTGCAACATTAGGTGTATTTGACGCTACAATTTCAACTGGTACTTTAAGTTTGTTAGCTACACCAAACAATGCAGTAACTACATTTAAGACAGCAATAACTCTGATACCGACATAATAAAATTCATAAGCAAAGGGATAGTGAACTTTGGCAACAACAAGATTATCAACAGTAATTGGTAACGTCATAGTAGGCGCTACTGGACCTACGGGTCCAACAGGTCCCACTGGTCCTACACCAGCCATTGGTGGTTCAAACACTCACATTCAATTCAACAATAGTGGTTCTTTAGGTGGTACCGCTAACTTAGTTTGGAACCATACAGGACTGGGTGTTGGAACAAGTTCGCCCTCGGAAAAGCTGACCGTTGATGGCGCTATTTCTTCAACTACAAATGCGGCAAATTTTAATCAAGCCAAGGCCACATTTGATTATTATTCTGGTGCTGGTCGTATTGCATCATATGTAAGCACAGGTAGTAACATACAATTTTACACAAACGCAAATGGCAGTAATGTTGAAGAACGTATGCGCCTTGACTCCAGCGGTAACTTAGTTGTTGGTGACACATCCTCAGGAAGACGTTTCAAAACTAGATTTGATTCGAATACTGTGTACTCATCTTCAGATTTTGATACAACATCCCTTCACTACTACTTAAACAATGCTAGTTCAACTATTGGAGCTTACACTGGAATTCAATTTGGAGTAGGAAGCAACGGAGATGCGGCAATCTCGGCGATACGTACTGGTGATGGAGAATCAGCATTAGCTTTTGGAACTCGGGGTGGTGGGGTTAGAGGAGAGCGTGTCCGTATCGACTCCAGCGGTAACTTTGGATTGGGTGGAACAACCAACTCTTACGGTTCACAAACAACTTTTACTTTATCTGGTACAAATGTATCTAGAATTGATTTTAGAAGTAATAGTGTATTTACAGGTACCATATTAAGCTATCAATCAATTACAGAAGGTTTGCGTTTGCAAACTGAGGCTGGTTATCCAATTACTTTTTATCCAGCCGGTACCGAGCGTATGCGTATCGACACTAGTGGCTCACTATTACTAGGTACAACAACTAACCCAACATCTGGCGCTTTTCCTCGTCCCACTTTATCGATAAAACAATTGAATGACTCGTCTACCGGGTACAATGCAATTCATATTGAGGCCGCTGGGGATCAGTCAGTGCTTGGTATTGGTTATAACGGCGATGTTTTTGCATTCAACACATCATACCGCAGTACAGGAGCTTACCGAGGTATATCTTTTGGTACTACAAACACTGAAAGAATGCGGATCGACACTAGCGGTAACTTGCTGGTGGGGACTACGACTAACTCCGCAAACGCTCGTATTGTTGCTGTTAACGCTACTGGTACAGGTATTGCTGTTCGTGAGGGGCCTGTTAGAGGCAACTATGAATCAAGCGATGGCGGTAGACTTAACTACTGGTCATTTGGACGAGATAACATTTCAACTGGTAGTTTTGTTTTTTATTTAAACGGGGTATCAAAATCTTATATTGAGTCATCTACGGGGAACTATGTAGTCGTTTCAGATTCTCGGGCAAAGAAAAATATAGAAACATTGAAATACGGCTTGTCAGAAATATTGGCACTTAACCCCGTCATGTATCACATGGTTGCAGAACTTGATACTGACAAAAAACATATTGGTTTAATTGCCCAAGAAACAAAAGCCGTCATGGACGAAAGCGTTGGCGACCTAAAAGATGAAGTCAACGGCCTTTACGGTTTAGACAAATCCGGTCTTGTTCCTGTTCTTATCAAGGCCATCCAAGAACAGCAAGCCCTCATCACCCAACTCACCGCCCGTATCACTGCTTTAGAAGGAGCATAAACCATGTCAACAATCACATGGAACATCAGCGCAATGAACTGTTATCCGCAAGCAGAGGGGCAAACAAATGTCGTATTCACCGTTCACTGGACTTGCAGTGGTACACAAGTACAAGATGGCAAGACATACAACGGATCTGTCTACTCAACTTGTGGTGTGACTTACGCCGCTGGATCATCATACATACCATATGCTAACTTAACAAAAGAAGATGTTCTTGGTTGGATTTGGGCATCTGGTGTGGACAAGGACGCTACAGAAGCGGCGGTACAACAACAGATTGACACAGCAATTAATCCACCTGTGATTACTCCAACCTTGCCTTGGGAAAATTAAAATCCTATTTTTTAACAAGACTATATAAAATATGGCATCTAATCAAGACTTCATCATAAAGAATGGGCTAACAGTTGGCTCATCGCAAGTGATTGCAGCCAATGGTCGCTGGGTTGGTGCCAACACAGGACTTATTGGTCCACAAGGAAGTACTGGTCCAGCAGGTTCAAATGGTCCAACAGGTCCACAAGGAGCGGCTGCACCTTGGGTAGTAGTTACTGCAAATACTACTGCAACATCAGGTCAACAATTAATCGCAAATACTTATACTGGTGCATTTACAATAACTTTACCAGCTTCACCTTCAGTTGGCAATGTAGTTGTAATTACGGATGGATATGATTGGACAGTAAATAATTTAACTATTGCTGGTAACGGAAGTACAATTGAAAATTCAGTTAATGATTTGTTAGCTGATGTTAGAGGTACAACTATTGAACTTATTTACGATAGTTATACTTGGCAAGTTGTATCAACAATTGGTCCAATGGGTAATACTGGTCCACAAGGTCCCATAGGCACTACAGGACCAACAGGACCTCAAGGCGCACAAGGACCAGGTGGCCCAACAGGACCGACTGGTGCTCAAGGCGCACAGGGAGCTACAGGTCCTACTGGACCTCAAGGCGCTCAAGGAGCCCAAGGCGCAACAGGACCAACTGGCGCACAAGGACCCACAGGACCACTTGGACCAACAGGACCTCAAGGACCGACTGGCGCTACAGGACCAACAGGAGGCACTGGACCGACAGGACCTCAGGGCGCACAAGGAAATGCTGGCGGTACTGGTCCCACTGGTCCACAAGGCGCCCAAGGCGCACAGGGAGGAGCTGGACCAACAGGACCTCAAGGAGCACAAGGCGCACAGGGACCAGCGGGACCGACAGGACCACAAGGCGCCCAAGGCGCACAGGGAGGTGCTGGTCCAACAGGACCATTAGGACCGACTGGTCCCGGTGGCGCTCAAGGTCCTACTGGTGCTCAAGGACCTACTGGTGCTCAAGGACCTACTGGTGCTCAAGGACCAGCAGGACCAAACGTAGTCACAACAACATCTGGTTCCGCCCCATACGTCATGGCAAGAGCATGGGTGAGTTGGAACGGCACAGGAGCCGTGGCTATTCGCAATAGCGTAAACATATCTAGCATTTCCGACAACGGTACTGGCGATTACACAGTCAACTTTGCAACTGCAATGCCCGATGCTTTGTATTGTTTACAAGCCACAAGGTGTGGCAGTTCTACCGGAAGTTATATTTTGGGAGGAAACTTCTACACTACCGCCCCAACAACGTCTGCGGCAAGAGTGATAAATGTTTATCCTGGAGTGGCAGCAGGAGATGATGATTATTGTATGGTAACAATATTCCGCTAATAAGGAGACAAATATGAATCAACGAATTATTTACCCAACCGATGAGGGCGGAGTCGCCATCATTGTTCCTGCACCAGAGTGTGGATTAACAATAGAACAAATTGCCGCTAAAGATGTTCCTGCTGGCAAGCCCTATAAGATTGTTGACGTAACAGATATTCCATCAGACCGCACATTCCGCAACGCTTGGGAGTATCAAGAATGATTGCTATTAATATTGACAAAGCAAAAAATATTGCCCACGAAAAACGTAGGATTGCAAGAACAAATGAATTTGCACCGCTAGACATTAAAGCAACTATTCCATCGCAAGCAACAGTAGCCGAAGCAGATAGACAAATTATTAGAGATAAGTATACTGAGATACAAATAGGAATTAATGACGCAGAAACAGTTGATGAAATTAAAACAGAGATGAATAAATTTTTAGATAAATTAAATGGCATCTAATCAAGACTTTATTGTAAAAAATGGATTGACTATTGGTTCTAGTCAAGTGATTGCAGCCAATGGTCGTTGGGTTGGTGTCAGCACAGGATTAATAGGACCACAGGGAACTCAAGGCGCACAGGGAGCAACAGGACCGACTGGACCTCAGGGATCCCAGGGCGCACAGGGAACTCAAGGCGCCCAGGGAGTTGCAGGACCGCAAGGCGCTCAAGGATCAGCAGGCGGTACAGGACCAACGGGACCACAAGGCGCTCAAGGTCCTACTGGAGGTACTGGTCCCACTGGTCCTCAAGGCGCACAAGGCGCACAAGGCGCACAAGGGCCTGCAGGACCTCCAGGACCAACCGGCGCACAAGGACCAACGGGACCGGGTGGTCCAACAGGACCTCAAGGCGCACAAGGCGCACAAGGACCAACGGGACCGGGTGGTCCAACAGGACCTCAAGGCGCACAAGGCGCACAGGGCGCACAAGGTCCCGCTGGTCCAACAGGTCCATTGGGCCCAACAGGACCGACTGGCGCACAAGGTCCGACTGGTGCTCAAGGACCAGCAGGACCAAACGTAGTCACTACAACAACTGGCTCTCCCGCATACTACATGGCTAGAGCATGGGTAAACTTTAATGGTACAGGTACCGTGGCTATTCGTGCAAGTGTAAACGTGTCTAGCATTACTGATAATGGCACAGGCGATTACACAGTCAACTTTGCTACTGCAATGCCTGACGCAAACTATTCGTGTGTGATTACTGGCGAAAATACGACTTTTAACAACAGCTATACCTGGGTTAAAGCCGGAGGCACTCAAAGTGCGTCGGCGGTGGCGATGCTGAGTGTAGGAGGCGCCGGTTTATTTGATAGTGCCCGTATGAATGTAGTTGTTTTTAGATAAAGAAAAAATTATGAACCAACGAATTATTTACCCAACAGACGAAGGCGGAGTTGCTGTCGTTATTCCTGCTCCCGAGTGTGGATTAACCATTGAGCAAATTGCCGCCAAAGATGTTCCTGCTGGCAAACCATACAAAATTGTGGATGTTGCAGACATTCCAACAGACCGCACATTTCGTAATGCTTGGGAGTATCAAGAATGATTGTAATTAATATTAATAAAGCTAAAAATATTGCTCACGAAAAACGTAGAATGGCCAGGGCTGCTGAATTTACGCCTTTAGACATTAAAGCAACTATTTCATCGCAAGCAACAGTAGCCGAAGCAGATAGACAAATTATTAGAGATAAGTATGCTGAGATACAAATAGGAATTAATTCTTCTACCACCATTGATGAAATTAAAAATGAGATGGATAAATTTTCAGATAAATTAAATGGCATCTAATCAAGACTTTATTGTAAAGAACGGCCTTACAATAGGCAGTTCACAAGTAATTGCAGCCAATGGTCGTTGGGTTGGAGTTAGCACTGGACTTATTGGTCCACAAGGTCCTGCGGGTTCTCAAGGAGTAACTGGTCCCCAAGGACCCACTGGCGCTCAAGGGCCCGCAGGACCAACTGGCGCACAAGGACCAACTGGCGGTACTGGTCCCACTGGTCCACAAGGCGCCCAAGGCGCACAGGGAGGAGCTGGACCAACAGGACCTCAAGGAGCACAAGGCGCACAGGGACCAGCGGGACCGACAGGACCACAGGGCGCTCAAGGAGCCCAAGGACCAACAGGACCAACAGGACCAACAGGACCTTCGGGAGCGACTGTTGATAATACAAACAGAACATTAAACACTTTAGGTTTTACCGGAGTCGGTGGAAATTCTAGTAATGCACCATCAAGTTATCCATACTCATTGCATCAAAAAAGTGGTGGTTGGTCATCACCATATCCAGATTTATCAATCAATTATCATACTGGCATTTCGTTTGGCGCTAATTCAGGTTATGAAGGATATTCGTTCTGGGACGATAACTCACATAGCACATTAGTTTTTAGAATTAATGGTGGTAGCAATTATTCATACAAATATTATTGGCAATATACAAACACAACTGGTTATTATTCAGACACAAATAATTGGCATCTGGAGCCAAATGGTTTAAGCTCATATGGTGGAACAGCACTACGAGGTGCAAGAAACGGCTGGTATGGCATTCATTTCAATGCTGGCGGAAATACTCCTCATTTGATGTTTGATGGTTCCGCAAACGGTGGAATTTATTATGAAGGCACTGGTAGATGGGCATTGTATTATAGTTACACTAATGCTAGTTGGGGAATTAATACATCAACAACTTCTTCTGGTGTTGCTGTGTATGCTTCTGGAAGTATATACGCAACAGGTAGTGTCACCGCCGCATCTGATGGAAGAAAAAAAGATAATGTATCTGATATAAAAAATGCATTAGATGGAATATTAAAGCTAAGAGGCGTAACATACACCTGGAATAACAAAAAAGAATCTGATATTGGTTATGGTAAAACAGAAATTGGTGTTATTGCACAAGAAGTTGAAAAAGTATTTCCAGAAGTTGTTAAATACATGGAAGATGTTGATGAATACTCAGTCTCTTATGGGAACATCACAGCTATATTGATTGAAGCTATAAAAGAACAGCATTCTATTATAACTCGTCAGAATGATAGACTAGAGAAAATAGAAAACTTTATTAATAATTACTTGGAGAAAAAATAATGGCGCTAATCAGAGATTATGAATTACCAGGAACTGGTGTAACTGTTGCTAATGCATATCACGTAGTTACAAAAGTTGATGTTGAAAAAAGAACGCAAGATATTCCTGCGCCTCCAGATCCTTCAAGACCCGGTGGCTTTACTGCTGGTCATCAAGAAGTTGGAAAAGAATTATTTTGGAAAGCTGGTTACATTGGAACTATTTCCATCACAATATGGAAAGATGCACAAGCAAGAAATGATGGATTACAGCCTTTAGGATTTTTGGGAATGCATCCATCAGATAATAAGTATGGTGCAAGTCTATCACAAGATGTAAAGAATTATCAACCTAGATTTTTCATTGATGTAGACTCACAAGACAATTATGTGACTCAAGCATATGCTTATCTAAAAACAACAGAGTACTATTCAAACTCAACAGAAGTTTGACTTGATGAAAGACGAGATATATATTAGATAGTTTATTAATTTATTATAAGGAGTTTGAAATGAATGACGCAATGCAACAATCACAACAAGAAGAACCACAAGTTACACTAACGCTAAAAGCAAGTTGGTTAAACGTGATTATGGCTGGTTTGGAAGAAATTCCACACAAGTTTAGTAGACCAGTTATTGATTCTGTTTCTCAACAAGCAAGAGCGCAGTTGGAAAACAAACCTCAAGGACCATTGTCTTCTAAAGTGATTAACTAATTATGAACGGCGAATGGGCCTACTTCAAAAGTAGATTTACAAAAGAGCAATGTGATTTCATTTTGAAAGAAGGTTTAAAGTTACCTTCCAAAAAAGCATCTATGGGTGCATCAGATGAAATATTTGATGATGATTACCGAAGAAGTGAGATTCGGTTTATTCATCAAGAACCTAAATTCCAATTTCTCTTTGATGAGATTTGGAAAATGGCAATTCAAGCAAACCACGACTTCTTCAATTTTCATATTAGCAGATTAAGTTTTGTGCAATTGGCTGAATATTCATCTGAATATCAAGGCGAATATAAAAGACACCACGATGTGTTTTGGATGAATGGTGATCCACACTTCCATAGAAAACTTACCTGTGTAATCCAGTTGACTGATCCGACAACTTATGAAGGTGGTGATTTTGAGATGTATGACTTGTCACAAAATTCTCCAGATAAGGAAGAAATACGGCAACAAGGTACAGCAATATTTCTTCCATCTTTTATAAGTCATGCCGCTTTACCTGTGACAAAAGGAACA